AGAAGATCCAGTTGGAACTTCTTGCTGCACGACGCACTGTACTATCATTGCGTAGGCTTTTGGCCTATAACATGTATAGTGTAAGTATTTCTGGCTTCACATATGTACCAGATGCTGCAACGCTTTACTACAATTCTGTAGGATTGCTTGTTAGTACCCGGTTTCATTCGCCTCACACTACGAAAGGTATCCCTTTTAACTTGCTGCAAACCGGTTCAATCCGGAGCAACGATTTATGAGATTACTTATCGTTTTCTGTGCGGCGCTAGTGCCCTATTTAGTCGCTCCAATGGCTAAAACCATTGGGATTGTTATTAGACGTTTCTGGAAGAGGTAACCCGTGCGAACACGATCACGCGTGGTGGAAACACCTTTCGGTAATCCCCAATCTCAGACAATTGATATTACTTATACTAATCCTGACATACCTCCGACTCACGTCGGCAGTACGTTCGATATCGTAGGTAGTTATATTGAAAGAGATGAAGAGATTTCTGATATTATTGCTCTGAGACCTCAAATCTATATTGACCCTACGACAGGTTCATGGAAGCGATTTAAATATCCTTCCAGCAAGGTATCGAAGGTCTTTAAACCTTCTCATCCTTGTACTCATCGTAAGACAATACTACGTCCCGAAATGGATATTAGTCTTGCCTTCGGATCAATCGCAGATGCGGGTTCTCCGTCTAATGAACGTTATAATCTGTTCACTGACCGTTACTTTGATGGTGCTTGCTATACTAGTAACCAACTGAGTAGTCCACTCCACGATACCTTTAACGGTAGCGATGTGAATTACACAGCGGACGAATATCGTAAGCACGATTGGTTTGCCCTCGCGGACTCTTTTAGTGAGTCATGCGATCAATTCATTCATTCTTCGTTCACATTGGGGAGGATATGGCTGAAAGCAATATCTTCCGAGAGGCCTTACTAGGCGTTCTCTTCCCAACACGAGCGATTAATCGCTTCCTCCGACATGTTGGAAAACATGTCAAGAATGCGAGAAAGAAGAAATTAGGGCAGATATCAAAGGAGGTCGTAGGACAAGGTGTTAATGCCCATTTATCATATATATTTGGGGTTAAGCCTGCAATAGACGATATTAAAGC